AAATTAGTATTTGACCCGCCTCTAAAAGAAACAGCAAAATTAAACATATAATATCCATGACTTGGAGGAGTGTAAGTGTAAGCACTTGTATCAAATGCACTTCCTAAATCATATTTTTCAGTATCAAAAGTAAGAACAGTTTCTGCTCCTGAAGTGCAAGTTTGTGTTGAGCCTATGTAAGCTGAAAAACCTGTAGTAGCAAAATGATTTTCAAAACCTGTTGCTGTTCCTGCGTTAGCTAAAGTTGCCCCTGATGGAATTGTGATTGTGTCACCTGAGCTACCAAGTTCTAATCCCGTGCCTGTTGCTGGGTCTACTTTATTTACATTTAATAAACTCATATTATACTATAACCAATGTTGATCCCGAAGGAATTGTTGTTGTGCCAGTAAAACTTACAGGTCCTGCAAGAACTGCGTTCCTACTAGAAGCCATTGTAAAGCTACTGTATGTTACATTATTTTCTACATAAAATGTAGAAGACAATTGTCCTGCTGTAATAACTCCGTCGCTAGGGGTACCAACATCTACGTTTTCTCCCATCGCAACTATAAAGTCGATATCTCCACTTGCAACACTCACCCCACCGAAGTCAATAGTTGCCCCCGATACTGTGTATGCTGTTCCTGGAGCTTGTATAACTCCTGCGATTGACACAATTAAATTTTGCGCCGCACTTGGATGATAATCAACTGATGATGATTGAAGTGTATAAGATGTTGCAGGTGAACTTCCGCTCACTTGTATCAGCTTTCTTGCTCCAATATCTAAATCGCGTCCTACGTATGGCATTATGGTTTACTCCAAATTGAATGTGTTAGTTCTCCTGTTTCTTCATGACGAGCCAAGAGTAAATCGTATTGTTCTTCCGTGCTAAAATCTTGTGGAATGTTTCGTAAAGATTGTCTCCATGTTTTAACGTTATCAGCCATTACTACATCAGTGTTAGCAAGGTAATCTGTTTCTTTTAATTTTTGTAATCTAATTTGTTTTATTTCTGCAAGTTTTCTATCAGCACTTGCATTTTCCCAAGCTGTTTTTTCTGCATTAAATTTAGCTATTTCGCTTTCAGTTAAATTTACTTTAATTCCGTTTACTAATTTAAACATTATGTTGTTATCCCGTAGCAAGTTATTCTTCCAGATGCAAATGATGTTCCTTGCATTTGAAATCTTACATAGTTAGTTGTACCATTATCATCTCTATAAAATGCACCAGACCAGACATAGACATAAGAATTGTTAGTAGCTACCAATCTCCAATTTGCTTTTGATGGTAAAGCTGCATTTCTTGAAAACCATATTTCTCCACTAACACCTTCATTAGATCCATTGCCAAGATTATTATTTGTTAAAACAGCATCAGTTACATTTTGATCTGATGCTTGTAAATATTCTGTATTTCCTTGTGTGTTATATTGTATTTGATTTATGTAATCACAATCATTAGCTAAAAAACCACCACCATTATTTGTACTTTCTTGCATTTTTAAATATGTATTATCTCCTGTTGTTACTACATCAGTAAACACAAATAAATATTGTTTATAAGTTGAAGTTATAATACTGTTATTAAATGCTACTTCTGTTGGAGTACCAGAAATATCAACTGTTGAAAGTTTTACAAAAGAACCAGCATTGTCTGCTGCACTTGCTAAAGTAGTTGTGCCAGTAAACTTTAAGAATTGATCTGTAGTACCAGACGTTAATCCTGTGCCCCCTTGTGTTACAGGAGTAGTTCCTGTAGTCATTTTACTAATATCTATTTTACTTAGTGCCATTATGCATTCTCCAATGTTTGTACTCTAGCTTCAAGAGTTTCTATTTTTGCCATAGCTTCTTGTAATGCTTTAATTGATTTCATATAAAGTACAGAATATTTTACTGACTTTACTTTTTGACCTGCTGTAAATACATCTTCATATCCAGTAATTTTATCTGTATCATTACCTTCTTCATTTTTTTCGTATATTGGTTTAGCACCATTATCTGCTGTGCCAGAAACTATAGTTCCAAAGTCAGAGTGTAATGCAACATCTTCTTTTTCTGGTAAAGCATCTTCAACTAAACCATTCATGTTTGCTGTTTCTAATTCTTGAGCTACTACACCTATTTGTGTTTTTGATGTATCAGCTTTTAATTTAAAGTTTCTTATTTTTAATGCTTTAATATCTTCCCATTGAGAATTAGCATCTGTTATATCTTGTTTAACTCTTTCATCTGATATTGAGCCATAAGAATTATTTGTATTTTGCACATTACCAGAATCTCTAACAAGAAATCTTCCACTTGGAGCATGACCATCCATTAAATTATAACTTGAATCAGTAGTATTTTGAGAAGATTTAACTTTAAATATAGATGTACCTAAACTGCTAGCTTTAGTATTTTCAGCTAATATTGATATATTATCTGATGTTTCTAATACAGAAAGTTTACCTGAGTAAGAGCCATTGTTAGCGGTACGATTAATTAATAAATCACCACCTAGATTTGCAATACGCATTTGTTCAGTGGCATTAGTATAAAACTTTAAATTATTTCCATCATTATCGTATCTAATTAAACCATCATTATTTGCACCATTAGTTCCTAAATAAAGATTAGCACTATTAGTGCCGCCACTTAAAATACTTATTCCAGTATTGCCACTACCCTCTACCACAACATCACTACCATCTGCGTCTGGGGAAGTAGTTCCACTTCCTACTCTTAATGTTGAGCCAGTAAATCTAAGGTTGGCTTCTCCATTCAAAGCATTGGTACCAGTTACAGTTGCAACTTGATCGTTAGTATTTGTAGATAAAGTTACTCCTTTTAGGTAAGAATAATCTACTCTTTTTAAAACTCCAGCATCAGATACTAATAACTCATCAGTATCGGCTGGTGTTCCTCCAAGAGCAGTTTGACCCGTGATTGCGTTAGCTGATAACTGATCAGCTCCAACTGATCCTGCACTTGGGTTTACAGTCTGAACCGCTTTCCCAGTGTATACACAATACATTGTGTCTGTACCAGATGTTGCAGCTGAAAGTGTTAAAGTTGTTCCTGTTGCTGTGTATGCTTTTCCAGCACCTGGTTGTTGAATTACGTTATTAATAACTAGACGTATATCTAGTTCATTTGCTACAGCATGATCTAATGTATAAGAAGTAGTAGCACTTGTTGTAAAATGCTGTACATTAAATGCCGCATATGATTCGGCTGGTATGTTACCTACGTAGGGCAATTAATCCTCCTTATGTACTTATATCGTCAACTGCTGAAACCCACACATCTGCGGAAGAAGCTGTATCTGATTTAACTTTTAAAACATCACTGGCTTGCATAACAAATTTTGCACCGCCCGCTAATACCTGTAAAGCACCGCCGCTAGGGATGGGTGCGTTTTTAACTAAGTAAATGTCATTACTTCCATCATTAATGTAGACATCTGTAAGAATTGTAGATCCTAAAATATTTGATACAGAAATACCAACAATGGTATCATAAGAGTTAGCTGTAACTAAAGTTGCTGGACTTGTTCCTACTGCGTTTGATGTATATCTTCTAAAATTTTGTGCCATATTTTTCCTTTAAACTAAAGCGCCACGGCCATTGCAATTGCAAAGCCATTTGTTGCTAAAGTTGATGGATCAACTCCATTAACTGTATTTACTTGTAAATCATTAATTGCATTATAAATAGCGTTAGAGCCATTTACATATATAATTGAATCTTTACCTGCAGTTACTGTATAAGTTGTACCTGATCCAGTAGTACAAATTATATCTTTACTATCGCCAGTATTATTTAAAACATAATACCACATTTTTTTATTTGGAAATGTAACTGTACATGTAGCTCCTGGGCTTCCTGTAAAATCTAATATCTTACAACGACCATTCTCTTGTGTATAAGTAGTTGGGTCATTTGAAAAATCTAAAGTCTTAGATGCTCCAGATAATGTTACGCCGATATAGGCGTTAACCATATCGTCTACACGTTGTAAGTTAAAATTAGTTTGGTCACCCCAGGTGTTATCATTTTCACCTGTAGCCATTAACCTCAACTCGGCGTTAGTCCACGTTGATGCCATTTGTTACTCCTTTATGCTATACGTATTATAGCGTTACTTGAATCTGCTGTCGGCCATTGTATTTCAAATGTACCTCCAGAAACTGAATAGTCTGCTCCAAAATTAATTACTGCTACAGCTGAGTTACTATCACTTGTATTGTAAATTATACAACCACGTGTAGTAAATGTTGCTGAAGACCATGCTGCGTTAGCACTAAAATCGGTAAAAGCAGTTGTACCTGTAGATGTCGGATTAACATTTGTTAATGCGTATCCTCCAGTTGTATAACCACTACCGTTTGGTAGCTCATCGGAGTTTCCAGTCACGTCTGAATAGTTAGTTGTTGCAGCACTGTAAGTACCTGTGATACTTGCGTTAGCTTTAAACAACGCTACTTTAAATGCGTCTGCTCCGTTATTGAAATCATGATCTCCTTCGAGTAATTCGACTTTGAAACTAGTACATAATGCTGATGTTATACCTGCCATATTTACCTATCTCCTTCTAATCTTCCTAGTGTTCGAAGTTCACCTTTGTACAGTTCGGTGTTCCTCATTCTTACTTGTTCTTCTACCCCTAACGTTTGAACTGCACGTTCATACAATTGTTGGTAGTTGGTTAATTGCTGTGGGTCCTTCATAAATGTAGCCGCCTCAATAAGACAACCATATAATAAAGTATCCTGACAATTATCACCAAGATATGTGTTAGCATTACTTGCTGATAAACCCGGTACATGATAAGTATAACCTATTTCACACGTAGTGTCAACCCCCGGAGTAGGTGCAAATATAATATTTGTGTGCCTATTTGAAGTTGTATAGGCTGTTCCGGGACGTTGGTACGAGTAGTATTGAGGAGTACCTGTTCCTGTAGTTGGGTTTTTAGTATATTCACGTATAAATGTTTCATCCTTTAGATAAAGCATGTCACCATTTTGAATACGTAAAAATCTTAATACTACTAAATCTTGAGGCATAGCTACACCTGATGTAGCTGTTCCTGATGCAATAGTAGTTGTTTTTCTAAAGGCGTTTAAATCTAACTCCTTCATAATCCTTAGTTCTGCATTAGCTATACATACATCAATAGGAGCAATTCCTGATCCTGTAGCTGTAGTAAATTCTGTACCATCATTCTCAGTCCAATCTTGGATTGCTTGTTTTAATTGTACGTATGTTAATCCCATTTAATTACCCCATTCATCTGTACCCCACAGGTAAGTTCCCCAACCTGGAGTTACTGCTGCAACTGTTCCTAATGTTGCTGTCATTCCTGACATTGTAACTGGTACTGCAGTTATTATTTCAGGTGTAACACTTCCCAATGTTGATGTCATTTGTGGCATCGTCACTGGATGAGCACCATTAAGTATTAATGTACCTAAAGCACTTGTGCTTGCTAATCCTGGAGGTATCTCTGTAGTGTTAAAGAACAATCCAGTGTTACCTAAACTAGCAGTCATAGCCCCTAGTTCAATTCCAGAAACAGTTTCTGATACATTAAGAGTTACACTTCCTAATGTACTTGTTCCTGCAAACCCTTCAGCATCTTCAACAGTAGCTAATACTACTGAACCAAGAGTTGCAGTTGCAGAAGACAATGATACAGGTTGTATCAGAGCTTCAACGACAGTACCTAAACTAGCTGTTGCTTCAAATCCTTCTGCAGATTCTGTAGCTGCTATACTTACACTACCTAATGCACTTGTTGCTTGTTGCCAAGCTTCAGTAGGTATTGGAAATACAACCGCAATCGCTATACCAGTACTGTTTAGTACACCAGTAGCTTGGAAACCTTGAGCATCTTCTCCTGCACCAATGGCAACTCTTCCTAAGTTAGCTGCACATTGTCCTGAAAATTTACCATGTAAAGGTCCAAGAGATACAATCGTATCCGATGTACTTTGAGGAGGTCTAGGTTTATATAAAACACTAGGGTCTCCCCCTTGAATATACATTTCAGGATCTAACTGAGGTTGTTTAGGTTCCCAGTCACCCTTGTATACTCTAAATCCTGTCCACTCTGTTCGAGCGTCTTTGTATCTAATCTTAAACCCTGATCGGTCGTCGATTAATACTGCGTGTTTACCCCTCGCGTATTTGCCCATTACGCATATCCACGAACCTTAGGCGTCACATAAAAACTTGCACGTTCTCTATCTTCTTCTCTAGCTAATTCCCATTCTTCTTTATACATTTGTATTAGTTCTTGTCTTCTGTTTATGTCTACTAATTTTGGATGTTTATTTGCTAGTTCTACAGTTAAACCACTAATTAATGCTGGTAGCATTCTTTTAGGTACAGCTGCATTTTGTGAGTAATTATCTCCTATGTCTTCTCCATACTTGATAGCCCACATAATTATTTCATATCTATTATCTTCACTTGGCCCAGGCCATAAATAAACTTTATGGTTATCTACACCACTAGAATTAAACTCAGCATTTCTATCTACTGCATATTTAAGTGGAGTGCCTGTTGAATATTTATTAGGATAAGAAAGCCAATCAGCATAACTAATTCTTTCCATCTCAATATCTTGATCTGGAGTTGCATCAGTATCACGACAAGCTGCCGTTAATATATCTGAATAGCCATTTGCTGCTAAATCAAATGTAGGATATGTTGTATTGTTAAATGAGTTTACTGCTACTGTATGTAGATGTAATGTAAATAGATTAACGCCTTGATTAATCCATTTGATCATTAGTAAATTAAGAGAACGTCTAGCAGTGATTAAATCATAACCACCTTTAGAGCTTACTCCTAATCGTTCATAAGCTTCCTGTATTACATCTGCAATCTGCAGATTAAATGTTCGTGTACCTGAACTAGCCAAGTTGCCCCCTTACATTAATGCGCGAGTTAATACCCACAACAATTGACCTAAAACCATAAAGCCAATAGTATACATTACTTTTGTTATTCCGTTAATTTTCTCTTCAATATGATGAAGATGATTATCTTTTATTGTAGAAATACGTTCGCTTAAAAGTTTTATTTCACCTTTAAGTTCTTGTATTTCTAAATCATATTTAGAAACTTCTGGCATTTAATTCCAATAAATTAAAGCGTTAGAAGCTGTGCCTGTTACTGTAACAAATAAATTTGTAGATACTTTTACACCATCACGTGGTGCTTTAAGTGAAGTAGTTGTATTTGCTACTGCAGATAATCTTGCTATTACTGCACCTGATGCTGAGTTAGCATCTTGGACAACAGCAGTAGCTGTATCACTTCCTGCAGTTAAACTAAGACCTAAAAATCTTTGAGGATGCGCAGCAGTTGCTTGGCCATCACTAGTTGCATCTGTACCTGTAGCCCCTGTTGCTATATTAGTTACTTGAGCATCTGTTTGAAATGTCATTTTTAATCCTTTATAAATGGGGAGACCGAAGCCTCCCCTAATTAAATTATGCTAGGTTAATATTTTGTTGATACAAAATAGTAGC